GCTAGTGGCTTGCTCGATGTGGAGAAGAACGTGGACAAGCCTTCGATTGTTGGGATCAACATGAAGGGGCCAGACATTACCACAACGTATGAGGCAGATGATGACTGATCTTCCCAGCATGAACTTGGATTTTTCCAAGTCTGCAACGGTTTGGAAGTTTCTACACGATAAATCTTTTGTTCGCGGCCTGATGGGGCCGGTTGGATCTGGTAAGTCATACGGCTGCGCTGCTGAGATAATGCTCAAGGCTGTTCAGCAAAAGCCCTCGCCGCGTGATGGCATACGGTATTCTCGGTTTGTGATCGTGCGCAATACCTATCCAGAGCTAAGAACAACAACGATCAAGACATGGCAGGAGCTATTCCCAGAGGATGTATGGGGGCCGATGCGCTGGCAACCGCCTATCACGCATCATCTAAAGCTGCCTTCGAGGGAAGGTGCGCCTGGTATAGACTGCGAAGTTATCTTCATGGCTCTTTCTACGCCGCAAGATGTAAGGAAGCTGCTGTCGTTGGAGCTAACGGGTGCATGGGTAAACGAGGCCCGTGAGCTGCCGAAGGCTGTGATCGACGGGCTGACGCACCGTGTTGGACGTTATCCTACGCAGTCTGACGGTGGCGCGTCTTGGTATGGCATTATCATGGACACCAACCCGCCTGACGCGGATCATTGGTGGCATGAGCTTGCAGAGAAGAACCCTATCGGCGGTCGGTTTCCGTGGAAATTCTACCGGCAACCTGGTGGTGTGCTGGAGGTAGCAGCTAAGGATCTGCCCGAAAACCCAGAGGCTAATGGCTTTGTGTTCTCTGGTGGCAAGTGGTGGATGGTTAATCCATCTGCTGAAAACAAAACGCATCTGCCTAGTGGGTACTATGAGCAGCTTCTCGGCGGTAAGAACGCTGACTGGATCAGGTGCTACGCTGAAGGCAAGTACACGTTTGTACAAGAGGGGCGTCCGGTCTGGCCTGAGTATGACGATGATATGATGTCAGGTGATGTTACTTATGATCCGCAATATCCCTTGCAGATCGGCGTTGACTTTGGTTTGACGCCAGCTGCTATCTTTGGGCAGCGTACATCTGGTGGTGCCTGGAAGGTTCTCGATGAGCTTGTGACGTTTGACATGGGCCTTGAGAGGTTTGGGCAAGAGCTACTGGCTAAGATTGCTGCGAGCTTCAACAAGGCTGATGTGGTGATATGGGGAGATCCCGCCGGTAACAAGCGCGACGAGATCTATGAGGTTACTGCCTTCGATCACTTGCGCTCGATTGGCTTCAAGGCATCTCCGACTGATAGTAACGCCTTTAACGTGCGCCGTGAGGCTGCTGCTGCGCCTATGAACCGGCTGGTGGGTGGCAAGCCTGGTCTAATGATAAATAAGAAATGCTTGCGGGTGCGAAAGTCTTTGGCCGGCGGGTACTTCTTCAAGCGTCAATCTCTCGGCGCTGGTCAAGAGCGGTTTAAGGATATGCCGGTAAAGAATGAGCATTCTCACTGCGGGGATGCGTTTGGGTATCTAATGCTGGGTGGTGGCGAGCAACGTCGATTGCGGCGCGGTACATACGGCAGCAGCTTTGGCGGCGGGCAGACATTCAACGCAACAACAGACTTCGAGATCTTCTAATGGGATTGGTTCAGCTTCCAGAGTTTCGTATGAGTTCAGATGAGCAGATTGTTCCTCTGCGATTTGAGCACTTGCCAAGAATGCGCTTTACTGAAGATGGCAAAGATTACATGCGTTATGTTCCGAACTATATAGATTATATTTGGGAAAATTCTGAAGATGGATGTAGTTGGGCTGCAATAGGTAGGGGTAAAGTTATAGCTGCATTCGGTATCCGCATGATTTGGGAGGGGCTTGCCGAGATGTGGATGGTGCCAAGCAAGGATCTACCCAACCATGCGATATCACTTGTGCGTGGCGCTAGAGCTGTAACCGATATCGCCTTGCGGGATTATGGCGTTATAAGGTTACAAATCTGCGTAAAAGTGGAAAACGATAGCGCATTTAAGTTTGCAAAGGCACTGCATTTTGAGGTAGAAAGCATTATGAGAAAGTTTGGCCCAGAGGGGGCTGACTACTACATGATGACGAGGTTTTAGCATGGCGGGATTATTTGGCGGCGGTAGGCGCGCTCCTACTCAGGCGGAAAAAAGTGCTCAAGCGGCTCAGGAAAGATCTGAGGAGCGAGCGATATCTCAGGAGCGTACCGAAATGCAAGGTGCTCAGGCTAGACGCCGTAGGCGCCGCACTGGTGGAATGAGGCTACTGTTTTCTCCAGCTCGCCTTGAGGGGCCAGGAGATTTACCTAAATCAACTAAGCTTGGCGGCGGCCAGTAATGAAAAGACCAAAGAAAAAGCCTACGCTTGGTCAACAAGTTTTGGGTGATATTAAAGGTTTTTCCCAGGGCTTGCGAGATCCTTTGAACTATATAGATCCCTCACCAGCTCGAAGCGCACGATCGAAAAAGCAGGTCGAAGAAATGCGCAATAAGAGAGACAAAGATAAGCCTGAAGTGGATCGCGTTTCCGTAGCTGCTGCTGAAAGGCTTGCTAAAACAAAAGAAGAGGGACGAAAGCGCAGAAAAAAGTTTGTAAAAGAAAAAGGCAAAAATACTAGAAAGAGAAGGGCATTGCTTCTCAATATAGAGAAAACAAAGAACGGATAAACCGTAATGGTGGCAAAGAAATTTCAAAGCTCAAAGGGTGGCCTCAATGAAGCTGGCCGTAAGAAATTCGGAATGGGCCGCAAGTTGACATCGGGAACAAACCCCCGTCGAGTTAGCTTTGCTGCGCGTTTTGCTGGCATGAAGGGCCCAATGAAAGACGATAAGGGTCGGCCTACTCGCAAGGCTTTGGCTCTCAAGGCATGGGGATTTGGATCTGTTGAGGCTGCTCGCAACTTTGCCCAGCGGAATAAAAAAGGATAATTAAATGGCTCGGCTGAATGTAAGAGATATTATTGAACGTGAGGCCAAGGCTCAGGCCCGCAAAGATGAATGGCGCTCGATCTATGAGGACTGCTATGAGTTCGCTCTTCCACAGAGGAATTTATACTCAGGATATTATGAGGGTGGCGTGGCGGGAAAAGGCAAGATGGCGCGGGTCTTTGATTCAACAGCCATTCACGCAACCCAGCGCTTTGCCAACCGCATACAAGCTGGTTTATTTCCCCCTCAAAAGGAATGGTGTCGCCTGGAAGCTGGCACAGGCATACCAGAGCAGCAACAACCGCAAGCTCAGGCTGCGCTTGATGCTTATACCACCCGTATGTTTGAGATCATGCGCCAGACTAACTTTGATCTGGCTATGGGTGAGTTCTTGTTGGATCTTTGCGTGGGTACTGCCGTGATGATGGTGACGCCTGGTGATGAGGTTACACCTATCCGGTTTACACCTATCCCTCAGTATCTCGTTGCCATCGAGGAGGGCACATTCGGAAACGTTGATAACGTCTATCGAAAGCTGCGCATGAAGGCTGAAACGATACCACAAGAGTTTCCTGATGCTGAGATAACTACAGAGCTGGCTGAGGCGATTGCGCAATCGCCATCTAAAGAAATAGATCTGATGGATGCGGTGATCTATGACTATGAGCTTGGCATTTATTGCTATCACGTTATCTGGCCGGCCAAACGGCAAGAGCTTGTATATCGGACAATGAAGTCATCTCCGTTTATCGTTGCTAGATATATGAAAGTAGCAGGGGAGATCTATGGCCGTGGGCCATTAGTTACAGCTATTGCCGATATTAAAACACTTAACAAAACTGTAGAGTTGGTTCTCAAGAATGCTTCCCTGGCAATCGCTGGTGTATATACAGCGGCAGATGATGGCGTCCTCAATCCACAGAATATCAAGATACAGCCTGGCGCGGTTATCGGTGTCGCTCGCAACGGTGGCCCACAGGGTGCGTCACTGGCTCCCCTCCCTAGAGCCGGTGACTTTAATGTAAGCCAGATCGTAATGAATGACCTGCGCATAAACGTAAAGAAGATCCTGATGGATGACACTTTACCGCCTGATAATATGTCAGCTCGAAGCGCAACGGAGATTGCAGAAAGATCGCGTGAGCTTGCAACCAATCTGGGATCTGCCTTTGGCCGATTGATAGATGAGACAATGGTTCCGATTGTATCGCGCATTCTTTTCATTATGGATCAGCAAGGTTTTATCGATCTTCCTCTGAAGGTAAACGGTGTTGAGGTTAAGGTTACGCCGGTTGCGCCTCTGGCTCAGGCTCAGAAGCTGCAAGAGGTAAACGATATTGTCCAATTTATGCAGATCGCCAATGCTCTCGGCCCACAGGGTCAAGCGGCTTTGTCTATTCCCCGCATAACGCAATTCATCGCAAGAAAGATGAACATAAACCAAGAACTGCTTACCACACCGGAAGAGCAGCAGATGATGATGGAACAGATGCAGCAAGCAATGATGGCAGAACAAGGCCCACCGGCTGCAACTGATGGTGGAGCCACAATGGAGGCAATGCAATGAGTTCACCCGAAGGCTGGGAGGGATTAACCCAAGCCGTCAGTGAAACGCCAAGAGCCGACGATATAGACATCCTATATGGTAAGGTTTTCAAGAGTTCTGAGGGGCAGAAGGTTTTAAGCCATTTGCGCAGCGTTACCATTGAGCAACCGACTTGGCACCCTGGAGAAGATGCGAGCTTTGGTTATGCTAGGACAGGAATGGCAGAAATTGTTCGTATGATTGAAAAAAGAATAGGAAGGTCAAACAATGGCTGAAGAAGCGGCAGCAGTAGAAGCGGATGCAGATGCACCGATGATTAACGTATCGGAACCGAAGGCTCCCCAAGAGGATGCGCCTATTCCGGTTCACGAACAACCGCAGGAGGATATGCAGTCATCTGATGATGACGATGGGCCACTAGAGCGCCCTGAGTATTACCCTGCAAAGTTTTGGGATGAGGATGGCCCTGATGTTGAGAAGCTGGCGAAAAGTTACGCGGAGCTGGAAAAG